AAGACGAAAAAACTCAACTTGATCTTTTTGATTTTGTTCCATCTGCTGCAGATTAAACTCTAACAAAGCAGCATGTTGGATGTTTCTTTTCCACACATAGTAAGTGGTTGTAATTCCCCCCAATGAAAAGAGGGCAATAAGTAGGTATATGGCTATTTTGCTTAGACCGAACATTTCAACCACCATCATCTTTAAGGTTTTGTATGGAAAACGAACTCATGAGCCTTCAAGTAGTTTCAGAAAGACTAATCAGAGAAGCCGCTCAGGCTGCTGAATCTTTGGAACCAGACGAGAAGCACAACTCTTTTATTTATGCTTTAGAAACTGGTAAAATCTACAGGGATAATAATTTGTCTCCTGTTTACCTGTTAGACCATCATCGAATGGCAATTTATGTCACTTCGAAGCAAAGATTAGAAAAAAAGTTTCACTAAAGGCTTGACTTTTTTGGTAAAGTAGCCTATATATAATGTGCGTCGCCTAATGGGACGCATACCTGAAATCTCGCTTTATAAGGAGAAAGACCATGTCACTTTGGAAGACATACAACTTTGACACAAGCAATTTCGATCGTTTCTTTGTTGGCGCTGATGCCCTCGCAAAGAACCTCCGCGATAATGCTGAATGGATTGCTAACAACGCAGCCAATTCCTATCCTCCATTCAATCTAAAGAAGGTCGAAGATAACAAATACGTTATCGAGATGGCTGTTGCTGGTCTAGCCAAGCAAGACATCGAGATCACTCTTGAAGAGAACAAGCTGATCATCAAGGGTAACACTGCTGGGGATAGTAATGGCGATGAAAATACAGCCTGGTTGCACAAGGGTATTGCGGATCGCGCGTTCACACGCCAGTTTACTCTGGCTGATAATGTCGAGATCAACAACGCAAATCTGATCAATGGCATGCTCAAGATTTGGCTCGAGCACGTGATTCCCGAATCAAAGAAGCCAAAGAAGATTGACATCGCCGACGAAGGTGATGGTGAGAAGCCAGCAAAGAAGGCTGACAAGAAGCAATTTCTGTCAGAATAAATCAAATGAGAACCAATACCGTATTTCGCACAGCAGCTCGCGTTGCTCAGTTGGTTAGAAACACTGTCAACTTCACTAAGGAGCTAAGAGATCTGAACAAGCTTTCAGACAGAGAACTAAGAGACATGGGTATATCAAGATACGATGTTTCAGCTCTGTCGAAGAACATGAGAGAACATCCCGTGGGTCGCTGATATAAGTAAGGGGAGCTTCGGCTCCCCTTATTCATTAGGAGATCTACATGCTTGTAACAAGAGAACAACTCGCGAAGTTTTTCGATCACACTCCTGCAAGAACGATCGATGACTATCTCGAGCCAATAAATAAGACATTAGAGCACTTTCAGATCAACACAACGCGAAGAATTTCTATGTTCTTAGCGCAAGTCGGTCACGAGTCTGGCGGTTTGAAGTTTGTTGAAGAGAATCTAAATTATAGAGCAGATCGTCTTCCTGTAATTTTTCCAAGGTATTTCAGAGATGTCGATCCAAACGCATACGCCAGAAACCCAGAGAAGATAGCAAACCGTGTTTATGGTAATCGAATGGGCAATGGACCTGAGTCTAGTGGTGACGGGTATCGTTATCGTGGGCGTGGTCTTATACAATTAACAGGTCACGATAATTACGCACATTTCGCGCATGACATTGGTATGACAGTCGAAGATGCCGTTCATTATCTAGCAACACCAGAAGGCGCAGCTATGTCGGCTGGTTGGTTCTGGGCTACTCATGGACTGAACGAAATCGCTGATCGTGGTGATATTGTTTTAGCAACAAAGCGCATTAATGGCGGAACGATTGGTCTTGCTGATCGTCAAGCGCACTATCAGGAAGCACTACACATTTTCGCTTGACTTTTTGCGCTATCTAAGGTATATTATTAGAATGGTTGATAGAGGTAGCGCATGTTCTTTTACACAAATGTTTTTGCTCGCGGGGACAAAGTCTACCTTCGCGGATATAGAGATGGTCGTAGGATTGCTGAAACGATTCAGTACAAACCTTATCTTTTTGTCCCCGCTGATCGCAAAACAAACACAATCTACAAGACACTAGACGGTAAACCTGTATCAAAGATTGATTTCGATTCAATCTCAGAGGCTCGTGACTTCGTCAAGAGATATGAAGACGTAGCGAACTACGACATCTACGGTCTAACGAACTTCCAGTACCTTTTCATTCACGATAAGTTTCATGGTGACATGCAGTATGACACCTCACAGATAAACATCATCGGGATTGATATTGAGACTGATTCGTCTGACGGATTTCCAGACATAGAGAAGGCTGACAAGGAAGTAACAGCTATCACCCTCAGCCGTAAGGGCGAGAAGGTGGTACTGGGTATGAAGGATTACAATCCTGCCGAGGGTGTACACTATATCAAGTGCAAAGACGAGTGGCATCTGCTCAGCAACTTCCTAAAGATCTGGCAGTCTGGTCGCTATCAGCCTGATATTGTAACAGGTTGGAACATTGAGTTCTTCGACATTCCTTATCTCGTGAACCGAATCAAAGGCATTCTTGGTGACCATGAAGCTAAGAAGCTGTCACCTTGGGGATTCTTAGAAGAACGCACAATTGAAATTCATGGGCGCAACAATCAAACATTTACTCCCGCTGGTATCAATGTGCTTGACTATCTAAATCTGTATAAGAAGTTCAAGTTCGAGATGCAGGAAAGCTACAAACTTGATAACATTGCGGAGAAAGAGCTAGGTATCAAGAAGCTAGACTATTCCGAGTATGGTTCGCTGAACGATCTGTATGAGAAGAATCCACAAAAGTTCTTCGATTACAACGTTCATGACGTTACGCTGATTGACAAGCTTGAGGAAAAGTTAAAGTTTATCGAGCAGGTCATCGCGTTCGCGTATGACGCGAAGGTAAACTATTCTGATACACTGACAACTGTTCGCCCCTGGGATGTTATCATTCATAACTATCTGCTTGACCGTAACATCGTTATCCATCAGTTCAAGAAGACAGCGAACTACGAGTCTCTGGTCGGTGGTTATGTGAAGGAACCAAAGATCGGTATGAGCAAGTGGGTTGTTTCGTTTGACTTGACATCCCTATATCCAAGTCTGATACAACAGTACAATATAAGCAACGAGACGATCGTCGATAAGAAATCCGTGAAGATAGCGATCACGAACGAAAAAAGAAGGCGCGGTTTGATCTAAACACACTGTAAATATAAATACCTTGTCTAATACAAAAGACGGAGGTATAATAGCTATGCATTACCTAAAGGCTTACGTAAGATTAGTTCGTAGAGCGGAAACTAGAATCGTTGAAGACGGACAAAATCTTTACGAGAAACATCACGTCTTTCCGGTTTCTTTGTTCGGAAAAAACTCTAGAATCGTTCTTTTTACGTTGAGGGAACATTATCTAGCCCATAAGCTGCTTTGGAAAGCGTGTAGGAAAAGGTACGGTTACGCAGATCAAAAAACTCGCAAGATGGCTAATGCCTTTCATTGGATGGTTTATGGGGTTGGCGACACCAACAGAGAAAAAAACAAAGACTCCCATATGTACGCCTTGGCTAGAATCGCTTGTTCGGAAGCTAAAAGAGGAAAATCGAGACCGGATATGCGCGGTAAGAGTTACTTCGGAGCTGACGAACAGACCATCAGAAACGGCATAGAGAGTATGAGGGTCAAAAAGATTGGAATGAAAATCAGTTATCCTTCTAATCGAAAACCCTCGCCTTGTAGTGTCGAAAAAGCTCTGAAAATATCAGAAAGCAGAAAAAAGACTAAACAAAAGTTTTTGGAAATGACCCAGGCAGAGTTTGATGATTGGGTCGCGCTACATTCGGCGAAACCTACGAAAGATGGTAGAATCAACTCTAATGTTTCGAGGGCTTTGAAATGGAGAAAAGATGAGCTTGGATCTTACGAAACTCAGTGATGAAGAACTGTTCCTGTTAGAACGCATCGTTGATGGGGGAGTTAGCGTCGACTGGATGATTGCTAACATAGAAAAAATGCCTAGAGTTGAAGGATTTTCTTTGACAGTGAACGGATGTTTATACTCAAAAGAATCCTCAGGTTTCGCAACTTCGCTTATGGGTAAAATGTTCTCCGATAGAGCAGAATACAAGAAAAAGATGCTAGAATCAAAAAGGATTCTAGAGGTTTGCAACGAGAACGAAAAACGAAAGACCATCAATGACGTCTCGAAGTACCACAACTTACATTC